ATTGGCTAGGCGACCGTTTAGCCAATGGCCCCGCGACCAGTTCAGGCCGTCCGCCCAGAGGTCGTTGCGCAGCGGAAACGCCGGATAAGGCCGCGCGTCCCAAGCCCAGAGATAGAGGCGCGAGGCATCCACCATGCGCCCGCCATAGACTGTGGATACCGGGTTGGCTGCCTCGTCGAAGCCGATGGCCGCCGCATCCCAATGGGCGAAATGCGCTTCCAGGAACCGCCGTTGCGCCAGATCCGAACGACCGCCGTTCGAAAAATAGGGCTGGCTGCTCTCCATGGATTTCGGATCGGGAAAGACGTTCGGCTGGTTGGGACCCTTGTCCACCGCCGGGCATCCAAGCTCGGTGAACCAGATGGGCTTTCCCTGTGACACCCAAGCGGTGGGCGTATCGCTTTCCACGCCCGCGATCCTGTCGAAATGCGGGTTCGACCACCAGGACGCGATGTCCTTGTAGCGATAGACCCAGGGTTTGCCATAAAATCCATCAGTGATGGCGCTGCGGTCGCGCGCGACACGCGCTCCGTCGTCCGGATAATACCAGTCGAAGCCCTCGCCACCGGCGACGCCGGCCCCCAAGCCGTTCGGATCATAAGGTCCCGCAAAACCGTCCGGATTGCCGCCCGCATAGTCAGCGTCGCGCCAGTCGGAAAGCGGCATGTAGTTGTCGATGCCGACCGCGTCGATCGCGGGATGCGCCCACAATGCATCGAGATGGAAAAAGACGTCGCCGCTTCCGTCGGCCGGGTGATGGCCGAAATATTCGCTCCAATCCGCGCCATAGGAAATGCGAGAACCCGCACCGAGCACCGACCGGACGTCCGCCGCCAGGGCGCAAAGCGCCTCCACGAAGGGGAAGGCGTCGGACGCATCGCGCAGCGTGGTCAGGCCGCGCAGTTCGCTGCCGATCAGGAAGGCATCCACGCCGCCGGCCGCAGCCGCAAGTTCAGCGTAGTGAAGGATAAAGCGGCGATAGCCCCAATCGTCCGGGCCGCCTGAAAACAGCACCGTTTCACCGGCCGCCGAGAACTGCTCCGGTATCGCCGTTCCGCAAAAACTCTCGACTTGTGTGCGTGCCAAGGCGCTGCGATCGGCGCTGCTTTCTCGAAGCGGTGCCGGATCGCAGGTGATGCGGCCGCGCCAGGGATAGGCCGGCTGTCCCGTTCCGCCTTCGGGATCCGGCAGCGCATTGCCGTCGGCTATATCCATCATCATGAAAGGGTAGAGCGTGACGCCGAGCCCGCGCGACTTGATCTCGGCAATGGCATCGAGGACGCTCCGGTCCGACGGGGTGCCGCCATAGGCGGGAAGCCCGTCGAACGTGGAGACGTTCCGCGCTTCCTCGCGCGAAAGTCCCGACACAAGCCACGCCGCGGAGAGCCCGCCTCCGTTCGCACTCGTGACGGCGGGCTCAATCCTGCATTGGCCCGCCCTGAGGTCGTCGCCGAACCAGGTGACCACCAGCGCAATGTTTTCGAGGTTGGGGCAGATCGCCTGCAATTCATCGAGCGATGCGGCGATATCGGTGCCGGCGAACAGGACGTTGCGATTGACCGACTGCTGTTCGCCGGGCCGGAGCTTGCGCGTGACCGGGAGCGGCGAAAGCCCATATTCGATCGCCCCCGGCAGCAACGCTACCGCCCTGACGGACTTGTAGAACTCGCCGACGGGACGGCTAACTTCGAATTGCAATTGCGGAATTCGATTGCCGTAGTCGCCGATGGCGAAACGATCGAGCACGACATAGGCGACGTCGCGGTAGGCCGGAGCGTTTCCTTCTCCCTGCCTGGCCTCGATCAAAGGATCCGGCAGTTGGTCGCCTGCGCCGCGATAGATGCGCAGCTCGACGCTTTCACGATCGACCTCGCGGCCGTCGGCCCAGATCCGCCGAATGCCGGCGATCTCGCCCTCGCACAGCGCCAAAGCGACGTTCGCATAGTAGGAATATTCGGTGACCTTCGGGCCGAGCTTGCCTTGCCGCCGTGTCGAACGGCTCTCCTCGAAACGGGTCGCCCAGATGAGAATGCCGCCCAGCCGTGCGGTGCCGTAGAGTCTCGGCAGCGCGGTTCCCTCCTCGGCCGTGAACGGCCTGGCGCCGGACAGCCGCGGGCCTTCGACGCGGCTCGAGCCGTTGAGCAGCGCCCGATCGACCGCATAGCCGACAAGGGCACCCGCTGCCGTTCCGATCACGCTTCCAACCGGCCCGAGCAACCCGCCAAGATAAGCGCCGGCAGCCTGAAGCAGGATTGTCGCCATCAGATACTCCGGTCGATCGAAATCGTTGCGGTGGTTGGAAAGGCGAAGGCGGAGGCGATGCGCCGGCGCCATTGTGGAACCAGTCTCGAGCGCACGACGGCGCCGGCGCCCTCGTAGGCGTGGACGAAGCAGCCGCCGTCCACCAGAATGCCGAGATGCTTGGCCGGCAGGTTTGCCCGCCAGCGAAACAGAAGCACGCAGCCGGCTGCCGGCTCCGGTATCTCATGAAAGTGGAAGCGCAGTTCCGCCAACAGGCGGTCGGCGCCGGAGGATTCTGCCCAGTCGGGAGCATACGGCCCCGACTCCGGCAGTTCGAAACCGTAAAGGCCGCGCCAGACGCCACGCACCAGACCGAGGCAGTCACAACCGACGCCCCTGCGCGCGCCCTGATGGCGATAGGGCGTACCGATCCAATCAAGCGTCTCCGTGACGACGCGTTGATCGGTCAAGCCGCTGCATGTGTCGCGCGGCGGATCAGGAAACAATCGGCCCTCCGTCGAAATTCCCGCCATCCGTAACGTAGCCATAAGCGGCATCGTTGCCCGGGAGGTGCGGAAATCCCCTGAAATTCAGGCCGTTGTCGAATTTCGCCTTGCAGGTCGCAAAGCTCTTGTCGCAGCCGGCCACGATGGTGAACGTGTCCGCAGGCGTGATCGCCGGGCCGAGCGGGGACATGATCCTCAGGACCACGGCGCCACGCTCGACGCGATGATCGGCGATGCGATCGGCCCGGCCGGCGCGCGTCCCGGCACTCCATGTGAGAATGCCGTTGGAAAACCACCCCGACGCGAAGGCATCGAGCCCGGCGACGGTCACCGTATCCGGCGGCCCGACCGTCGTGACGGCGCCCGCGCCGGAAAAGGCAGACTGGTCCAGCAGGACCGTGCAGCGCCCATCGCCCAGTTCCGCGTCACAAAGGCGCGTCACGTACCGGCCGTTCGGCTGGTCGAGCGCGCGGGTCCGGCTTTCCAGTTCGGCGACGAATGCGTCGTCGCGCCGAGTGATCTTGCCGATGGTCGCGCTCCGGATCAGGGCGAATTGCTCAGGCGAGCGCCAGTTGACCAGGAGCGTCTCGACCTTCGCTCCGTCATAGAGCCCTGCCGAGATATCGGCATCGGAAATGCGGTCGGACGACAGCGCCCCTTCGACATCGACCGTATCGATCGAGAGTCCCAGCGTGTCGCGCGCCTCGCTGGCGGCGAACCCGGTTTCCGGTTCGTAGCTCAGGCCGTCCAGGACCAGGGCGCGGTCATGGTCCGTAAAGCCCGCGACCTCCCCGTCCTTGCGCGCCACGCGCCAGCAATGACACAGCGTCGTGACGTCGCCGTCGAGATGAGCCGCCAGCGCATCGGGATAATGGATCAAAGCAACACCTCGACCAGCGGGATGGAAGGAATCTGACCCGCCTTGAAGGCCTTCAGGCTGACCGACAGGCGCTCGGTGTCGAAGCGCACGGGCACGTCGAATTCATAACCTGCCGTGACGGTTGCGCCGTCGGCGGGAATGGAGCCCGCGTCGAACACGATCTCCCCGGTGGCGACATCGAAGGCATAGTCTCCCGGCGGAGATTTTTCCTCGCCATTGATCGCGACGCGCAGGCTGCCGTCTACCGGCCTGGCGATGAACCGCCTGTGGGCCTCCTCCCCGTCCCCATAGACCTTCACCAGAGCAAATCGGCTGGTCGTTCCATCGCCGATACCGAGGACCTGATCCTGCGGCGCCGGTTCGTCCTGCGGCCGGCACGATTTCATGTCGAAAGGATCGCGGAACCGGAAGGCGTGGAGAGAGCCGCGTCGTGCTTCGAAAAAGGCCAGAACCTCGTGCAGGTCGTCGAGCGAGCGCAGGCCGGTTCCGGCATCGTAGTAATGCCGCGACTGGGATTGGCGCGCATTGCGCTTTTCCCTTCCCGATGTCAGCGACACGATCTCGTTGCGGCGCTCAGGCCCGCCGGTCGCGCCGAAGGAGACGGCCAACGGGAACAGGACATCGTGGAAGGACGAAAGCTCGGACATCGGACCCCCTCAAAGCCCCCGCGTGCCGCGCGACACCGCCCGCGCCAGCATGCCGGTGATCTGCGCCTCGGATTTGCGGAACGAAGCAGCGTCCTGCGCCGTGACGTTAAAGACGACATTCACGGGAGACGATTGCCCGTTCGTCGCGACACCAAGACTTCCATCGGAGCCACGACGCAAAGGCAGGATCGCCTCGGACCCCGCCTCGCCCATCAGGCCGATCTGGCCGCCGAGCGGGAAGTAACTGGGTGCGGACACGACACCGCCATCGGCGAAAGGCACGATGCGCCTCGGTACGCCACCCTTGGCGAAGGCGGTCAGTCCGGTCAGCCCGGAAAAGAGATTGCCCAGCAGCGAACCGGTCAGGGATTGCAGCGGCTTCAATCCCTGGTCCAGCGCCATGCCCGCCAGATTGAGGCCGATGCGGCGCAGCACGTCGTCCAGGTCCCTGCCGCTCACCGCGGCTCCCTTCAACGCGCCGGTAAGCTGGGTGCCGAAGCGCTCGGAGAGTTTTCCGAGATTTTCAAGCGCCGCCTGAAACGGCGCCACGTCGGCGTCGATGGCGACGGTGACGTCCTCAGCCAATGGCGGCCTCCTTATTGATCGAGTCGGGATGGGCGCGCATGAGCGCGGTGAGATCGCTGCGTCCGGGCGCCGACACGCGCGGACCGTTCAAGGCGCTGACGGCGCGTTCGAACTCGACGGGCGTCATCGCCCAGAACACCTGGGGCGCAAGCCGCAGCAGGCCGAAGGCGACGCGCATGGCGTCGTCCCAGGGGAACGGGGCGGGACCTGCTGCGGCAGTCAAGGGTTTGACGTGGAACCGTTCTGGGCCGTCGCCCCGAATGTGACCGTCAGCAGTTCGGCGACGATGGCGGCAAAGCCGGCCACCCCGCCTTCCGCCCGCATGGCGCCGACATCGTCGTCCGTGACCGTCTCTCCCGCGCCTCGCAGGCCGGCGCCGATGATGCGCACCAGATCCAGCGCCGACAGCTTGCCGCCGGAAAAGCGTCCCACCAGCGCCCCGAGATCGTCGGCGGCATACGCCGCTTCCAGTTCGGCAAGCGCGCCGAGCGTCAGGCACAGTGTCCTGACGCGCCCGTCGAGTTCCGCGGCGATCTCGCCGCGCCGCCTGTTCGCGCCCATCAGCTTGCCGCGAAATCGATGGCGCCGGCGGATTCGAGCGCCATCTCGAAGGTGATCTCGCCGTCATGCGCGCCGGTATATTCGAGCGAGGTGATCTGGAAGCCGCCCGACAGCACGCCGAAATCCGGCACCGTCATCTGCCATGCAGCGGTGTCGCCGGCGAAGAATTTGGCGCGGATCAGCGCATCCGACTGCGCGTCCTTGAAAATGCCGGCGCCGCTGATCGCCGCGCGCTGGATGCCGCTTCCGGCAAGCAGTTCGCGCCACCGGCCGGCGGAATCCGCGTCGGTGATGTCGACCGTCTCGCTGTTGAAGGCGATACGGTTGGTTCGCAAGCCCGCGACGGTCACGAATGTGCCCGCGCCGTCGGAATCGATCTTCAAGAGAAGGTCCCTGCCCTTCTGAGCGGCCATCCTGGTCTCCTGCTGCTGTTGGAAAATGGATTCTGACGCCGCCCGTCTTCAGGCGGCGCCTTCGGTCACGGCACGAAAGCGCAGCTGGCCGTGATAGACGTCGATGTCGTCGTCGTAGCGGACCTCGGAGTAGACCAGCCGCAGGTCGACCAGCCGGTGCCGGTCAAGCTCGAGGGGTGCGCCGTCGAGCGCAAGGCGGAGGCGTTCCATGATATCGAGCGTCTCCTTCTTGCCTCTGGCCTTCGACCAGACATGCAGGGTCAAAAGCTGCTCGCTCCCCGGTTCTGTCGCCGTGCTCCAGTCGTAGACGCTGGCGCGCCCGAAGGTGACGTAGGGAAAGCCGACGCTGGCGGGCGCGTGGTCGAACACCTTGCCGCCGCCGAGCACCGCGACAAGGCCGGAATCGGCCAGAAGCGCGGCGAAGATCGCCTTTTGCAGGTCAGCGGTAGCTGCTGTCATCATCCGTCATCCTTGCCTGTGATGCGGGCGCCCCGCTCCTCAAAGCGTGCTGGTCCGCGTCGGCGCGAATGCCCGGAACCGCGAGAGTCCGCGCGGCCCTTTCGGCGAGATCGTGCTCCTTCCAACGCAGCGCCCGGACCAACCCGTCGAGCGTTATGGCCATCGACAGCTTCATGCGCCCGTCTCCCGGACCCGGCAGACGAGAAAGCGTCCCGTCTCGTCAGGATCGTGCACGGTGACGATCTCGAAAACGCGGTTCTGTCGCGAGAACCGCATGCCGCTCGTCACGTCCGGCCGGTGGCGCAGCGTGATGCGATGAGTCACGGTTTCCAACGTCTGGCCGGCGCCGAAGCGGCTATCGGCCGCAAGCGGCTCGATATGGCCGAACACGGTCGCGAGCTCGTTCCATTCCTCGCTGAATCCTCCGAAGCCGTCGCCGGTCGTCGTAACCGATTGCAACGAAAGCTCGGTACGCAGCGCCCCGGGGTCGATGAAGAGCGCCGCCATCACAACCTGCCCGCGCGGTAGCCGACGATCATGCGCTCATAGCCGGCCGGATAGGAGACGGGCTGGTCGTCAGGCCCGAAGCCCGCACGGAATTCATACCAGTGCGCAACCAGAAGCAGGATCGCGCGCCTCAGGAGATCCGGCACGTCCGTTCCCGATTCGCCGAAGCCTGCCGAAAAATCGATCTCGACGCCGTTCATGGCGCGCAAGGCGGGCGGCGCGGTCTCGGCGTGGACACGGGCAGGCCGGGAAAGCGTATCGACCTGATAACTCTCCGGCGCAAGGAGCGAAGCCTCGCCCTCGCTGCCGTAGAGCGTGACCGAAAGCACCTCGCGAACCGGATGAATCCTGAGCGGGACCGTTCCGCTTGCCGGCCAGCGGTCGAGGACGAGCCGCCAGCTTTGATCGATCAACGCCAGGCCGGTGCTGCGCTCCACGTCCTGACGGGCGGCGCGGACCAGGCCGGTAAGCAGGTCGTCCTCGCTCGTGCCGTCGATGCGCAGATGCGCTTTGACCTCGGAAAGCGTCACCGGCTCGACAGCCGGTTCGACGGTTCTGAACAGCGTCATGCAATCACCTTGTCAGGCACCTTGTCGGGAGAAAAGAAACGGCCCCGACGGGGAGGAACGCCGGGGCCGCGAGCAACTCCGTTTCCCCGTGAACGAGGAGAACGGAGCGCGTCCTGTTACGCCGTGCCGAACTTCAGCAGCTTGATGGCGTCGAAGTCCTGCACGCCACCGCCGACGCGCTTGGTGATGTAGAACAGCACATAAGGCTTGGCGGAGTAGGGATCGCGCAGCACGCGCACGCCGGCGCGATCGACCACGAGATAACCGCGCGAGAAATCGCCGAAGGCGATCGGCGTCTCATCCTCGTCGATGTCGGGCATGTCCTCCGCCTCGACCAGCGGGAAGCCCATCAGCATGGCGCGGCTCCCGGGGCTTGCCGGCGGCTGCCACAGATAGTTGCCGTCGCCATCCTTCATCTTGCGGATGGCGGCTTGAGTCTTTCGGTTCATCACCCAGCTGGCGTTCTGGCGATAGCCGGCCTTGAGCGCATAGATGGTGTCGATCAGCACGTCCGAGGCATCGCTGGCCGGCCAGTCGCCGGCGACGCCGGTCAGCGTGTAGCCGATCTTGCCCCAGGCCCAGGCGCTCTCGGCGACCTGCGCTTCGCTCAGGAAGCCTTTCGGCTTGCTGGTGCCGTCCCCCGAGACGAAGGCCGCGCCCTCCTGCTCGGCGAAGGCGGCCTCCACCTCACCGGAGATCCACTGGTCGAGATCGACCACCGCGTCGTCGAGCAGCGATGCTGTGGCCGCCGGCATGGCGTAGAGCTCCATGGTGGGGAACTGCAGTTCCGCCAGCGTCGCCGTGTTGGTCTGCGGCCGCGCCGCCGTCTCGGCGACCCAGCCGACCGCCGGTCCGGTGATGGAAAACGGCTTCTTCAGGACGGAAGACGAAACCTGGCGCACCGAGGCGATCGAGCGGATCGGCGACAGAGCCGCAAGCCGCTTGCCGATCTCGGCCTCCGTCTCGTCCGGCACCAGATAGCCGCCGTCCTGGCCCGAACCGCCGAGATTGATCGACATTGCCTTGGTGTCGAGGGTTCTCAGCGCGCGGTCGTCGCCGGAGCGCATGTAGGCGTCGAAGGCCGCCTTGTGCTCACTGGGCATCGCGCGGCCGGCGCCGCCCAGTGCCGGGCGGACGCGCTTCAGCGCCAGATTGTCCAGCGCCCGCTTCTGCTGGTCGAGCGACCGGCTGATGCGCTCCACCTTTTCCGCGGTGACGACGTCGGCGCCGAGGCGGCTTTCCAGTTGCGTCAGTTTCTCGTCGTTGGAGTCCTTGAAGGCCTCGAACGTGGCCATGAACTCGCCGAAGGCGTCCTTCAGGTCGAGATCGTCCGCGCTCTTGGTCTCGAGCGGCGCGGCTTGCGCATGTGCATTCATTGACAGTTCCCTTTCGGATTTATGAGGCTGGTCGCCTGCCGGATCGTCTCCGTCAGGCTCTGCGATCCCGCCGCGGCGTCCCGCCTGCGCACGAGCGAAGCGAAACCCTTGGCGATGACCGCCCGGGCGTCGCTCCTGGAAAGCCCCGCATCCCGCGTGAGCCACGATTCGAATTCCCTGACGCTGGGCAGGCGCTTCGCGCGGCGGCCCTTGACGGTCTCGATTCGCGCGCCGGGCAGCATCGGGAAGGTGACGACCGAGATCTCCCAGAGATCGGCCTCGATGATGCGGCGGATGCCGCTCGAAGCGTCCCGGCGCGCCTTCACCGTGCGGAAGCCGATGGAAAGCCCGTCCAGCGCGCCGGCGCGCATCAGCGCATGAACTTCGCGCGCCCTGGCGACATCCGTCGCCAGCCTGCCACGCACGAAAAGGCCGCGATGGTCCTCGCGGATTTCCGTCCAGACGCCGATGGGCGCAGCCGGATCGTG